GCCGACGGTACCGAGCTCTTCTACGACCCGGACAGCCATACCGGCAAGATCAACTGCGTCGGCCAGGTCGAGATCATCGCTGCCAAGACCGTGCTGATGCAGGCCGGGCAACACATTACCCTGGATGCGGCCACGATCACCCTCACCGGCGATACCACCATTGAGGGCAATCTGGCCGTCACCGGCAACAGCGTCACGCATGGCGGCACGGATATCGGCAAAACCCACGTCCATACCAAAGTCACCCCCGGCCTTGGCCTCACCGACAAACCGCTGTGAGGCAGATTCTTTAAACCAGATTAAAGGCATTTTCCAGCCGCGCTGCCTATCCTCACCCCATGACCGATTTGCCCACCCTGGCCACCATCCACAGCGCCCACTGGCAGCCGCGCCTGCATGCAATGGGCGATGTGGTCGAAGGCTGGAATGATATCGACCAGGCCATCGGCATCATCCTGTCCACTCCCAAGGGCACAGACCGCCACCGCCCCGACTTCGGCTTTGCCGGGCATCGTTATCTGGACTGGCCGGTCCACCGCGCCACCCCGCACCTGGTACGCGAAGCCATCACCGCCATCCGCCGCTGGGAGCCCCGCGCCGACGTCATCAAGATCGACATCCGCGTCAACGCCCACCACATCACCCTGCGCGTCGTCTGGAAGGCTGCCGACGGCGTACTGCGGGACAGCGAGGTCAGATATGAATCTGCCCGCCCCTGAATTCGTCAAAAATGACCCGCAGGCCATTGAAGCCGAGCTCATCAGTTACTTTGAGGCACAGACGGGCAAAACCCTGCAACCGGCGCAGATCGAGCGGCTTTATATCAACGTGCTGGCCTATGCCCGCAGCCTGAATCTGGCCGCCATCCAGGCCACCGCCGAGAAAATGCTGGTGCGCACGTCCAGCGGCGTGTTTTTGGACTATCTGGGGGAACTGGTCGGCACCCCGAGATTGCCTGCCGCCTCCGCTCAAACCCGCATCACCTTCACATTGAACGAACCTGCCGACCCGCCCGTTCTGGTTCCGGTGGGGACGCTGGTCGCCAGTGCAGACGGCAGGGTGAGCTTTGCGACCGATGAAGCGGTTAATGTCGGCGCAAATCCAGTCGCCGTCACGGCGACCTGCACCGAACCGGGCGAGCAGGGCAACGGCTGGCTGCCCGGCCAAATCGCCGCCCTGCAATCAAGTCTTCCCATCACCGCCAGCAACACCACGACCAGCACCGGCGGCGCAGACATCGAGACTGACGAGCGCTACAAAACCCGCATCATGTCCGCCCCCGAGGCGTATACCAACGCGGGCAGCTACGGCGCGTACCGCCATCACGCCATGTCCGCGCATCAGTCCATCGTCGATGTGGCCGTCTATGGCCCCAGCGAAGGCGAGCCGCCCGGCCAGGTCGCCCTGTATCCCCTCACCGACACCGGCCTGCCGTCCGATGCCATCCTCGCCACCGTCCTCGCCGCCGTGTCCGCCGAGCGCGTGCGCCCGCTGACCGATCATGTCCTTGTGCGCGCCCCGGAACAAGTGGGCTACACCATTGCGGCCGCGCTCACCTTCTACGCCACCGCCGACCGCGCCGACGCCATGGCCCGAGCACACACCGCACTGGACCAATGGGTGTCCGAACGCCAGCGCACCCTGGGCCTCGATCTGGTTCCCGAACAAATCTCCGCCGTCTTGCATGTCCCCGGCGTGTATCGGGTGCAGGTCACATCGCCCGCCTTCCAGGTCCTTGCGGCCCACCAATGGGGCCACTGCACCGCCATCACCCTGACCGATGCAGGCACCGCGCATGGATAAGCCGACCCTGCCTCCCGCCCTCGCCGCCGACCCGCGCTTTGCGACCCTGTGCGAACTGCTATGGGAACAACACGCCACCCTGCCGGTTGAGCAGATTCTGCTGTATCTGGTCGAGACTGCACCCGAAGCCGCATTACCCCTGCTGGCCGAACAATTTTCCCTCACCGACGAGGCCATCTGGCCCGCTGCCAAAACACTGGCCAGCAAGCGCCTTTTGCTCAAACAGGCCATTGAACTGCACCGCCTCAAGGGCACCCCGTGGGCGGTGAAAAGCCTGGTCCGCAGCTTTGGTGCAAACATCATTTTGCGCGAATGGTGGCAACTCGCCCCGCCCGGCCCGCCGCACACCTTTGAACTGGTGTTGAACCTGTCCGAGCAGAACGGACAGCCCGCCCCGGCAGAGGCCGTCGATGCCGTCATTGCCGCCGTGCACCGGGTCAAGCCCGCGCGCAGCCATTTCACCTTGACCCAGGGCATTCAGGCGCGCAGCACCCTGGCGCTGGTGGCCGCCTCACGGGCCGTCCAGCATCTGCGCCTGTCCCTGACCGAAGCCTGAGCAACGCCCATGACCACCCTCACCCTGACCATCACCGATGCCGGCCGCGCCGCCCTGGTCAACGCCGGGAACACCGGCACCGATCCCGTCACCATGGCCGAAATCGGCCTCACCGAAACCGCCTTTGCCGCCACCCCCGCAGCCACCGCACTTCCCGGCGAGTTCAAGCGCCTGAGCACCTTTTCCGGAGCCGCCGTCGCCGCCGATACCGTGCACATCACCATCCGCGATGACAGCGCCACCAGCTACACCCTGCGCGGATTTGGCCTGTATCTCGATGATGGCACCCTGTTTGCCGTGTACGGCCAAAGCGGCGCGATCATGCAAAAAACCGCCCAGTCGCTGCTGCTGCTCTCGGTGGATATCAAACTGCTGCAAGTCGCCGCCAGCGCCATCACCTTCGGCAACGCCAATTTCCTCAATCCACCGGCGACCACCGACGTCCACGGCGTGATTGAACTGGCCACCCCCCAGGAGGCCACGGCGGGCACCGACACCGCCCGCGCCATCACCCCGGCCACACTCAAGGGCGTACTGAACACGCACCAACAGCCCTGGGCCCGCATCACCGGCAAGCCCGCCCCGGCGACGCGCTGGCCGAAGTGGAGTGAAGTCAGCGACAAACCCGGCACCTTCGCCCCGAACGCCCATGGCCATGTCATCGCCGATGTGAGCGGCCTGCAAGGCGCATTGAACGGCAAACTGAACCTCACCGGCGGGACCTTGACCAACACCCTCACCGTCAAGGGCAGTTATGTCGCCCAGGCGACGGACAGCAAAAATGCGGTCTTGCTCATGTGCGATGCCCAGGGCGGCAATCGCGGGAACATCTTCTGGAACCGCAACAGCGACCATGTCCAAATCTCCCGTTACGACCCGGAGACCGGGCAAACCGCAGGCTGGGCGCGGATCAATGCCAACAACACCTTTCAAACCTCGCACGCCATCACCGCCCCCGGCTTCAACGGCAAGGCCACCAGCGCCGACAAACTGCACACCGCGCGGACCATCAACGGCACCGCGTTCAACGGCACCGCCAACATCATCACCGGCCGCTGGGGCGCGGAACGCACGCTCAAGATCGGCAACGCCAGCAAGCCCGTCAACGGCAGCGGCAATGTCACCTGGACCCTGGCGGAAATCGGCGCGGCTCCGGCCGGTCATGGGCACGCCATCAATGACGTCGGCGGGTTGCAGGATGCCCTGAACGGCAAGGCCAACATCTCCGGCGCACAATACACCGGCCTGCATCATTTCACGGCCTCGCATGTCGCCTGGGGGCAAGCACCTGCCGAAACCATCCGCGTTGAACTGGGGCCTGGCACCAGCGCCTCATGGCTGGTGACAGGGGCCGTCGGCGTGAACTTCCGGGGTGGCGTCCAGATGTTGGGCTCGGGCGCGGCCCTGCGCCTGTACGCCAACAGTCATTACGCGGAACTGGACAGCGGGGGATGGAAGGCGCGTGCCATGGCCGCCCGCAACCACATGAGCATCGCCACTCCTGCCGGGATCAACGCCTGGCTGCACTTCAAGGCGGGCAACAGCCGGACCACACTGGTCGGGATGAACGAGGCGGGCCGCAACGGCTTTTACGATCTCAGCGCCGCGCGCTGGCAGATGTATCTGGATGACGAGGACAATGCGGTCTTTCGAGGCACCGTCACTGCCCCCGGCTTCAACGGCAAGGCCACCAGCGCCGACAGGCTGCACACCGCCCGCACGCTGAAAATCGGCAGTACCGGAAAAGCCTTTGACGGCTCCGGCAATGTGACCTGGACGCCCGCCGAGATGGGCTACAGCGGCTCCAAAACCACCAACGGCTGGATGAAGCGCCCGGACGGCATCATCGAGCAATGGGGACTGTATCTCATCGCCACCACAACCGAAACCACCCGCAGCGTGACCTTTCCCATCACCTTTCCCACCGACTGCCTGAATGTGACCGTCTCTGACCTCAATCCCGTCGGACCCAACAACAAGAACAATTACGACATGTACGCCCAGGTCAACAACGGCTCACTCGGCCAGAGCGGATTTTCAGTGTATATCCAGGGCCCCGGCAGCGGCTCGTGGAACTGGGTTGGCATGTACTGGCGCGCCATCGGCCATTGATTTTGAGGAGACCGCAAATGACCACCCCGAGCTACTTTTACAGCCCCGCCACTGGCGGGTTTTATCTTGAAGGCATGCATGAAGACATCCCTGAAGATGCCATCGCCCTGAGCGAAGCCGAGTGGACCGCACTTGTTGATGGCCTGGCCCAGGGCGCGAGCATCATCAGCACTGGCGCGGGCACATTATCCCTGCAAATGCCCGCACCGGATCCTGACAGCGTGCCCCCGCCAGATGGCCCACCTTCAGATACCCCGCCGCCACTGCCGATGTGATCGGACCACCGCCGCATCCATTCGGGAGAACACCATGCCATAACCACCAACCTACACACCCGCCACAAAAAAACGCGGCGCTGCATTGCGTGCGACAACACCCAATGCAGCACCACCTCGCAGAGCGAGCTGCAAGACAGCCAAGGCCGCGCACCCGTCGACTGGGTGCGGCAAGGCTACCAAATCCCGTAAAGGTTTTGCAGCAGATGAAAGAAATCCGGTGTTCCCACTGCCACAAAAAACTTGCCGAAGGCGACTACATCGCCCTGTCCATCAAATGCCCGCGTTGCCGAACCCTCAACCAGTTCAGCGCCCAACCCCCACCCGCCGAGCGTCATGGAACGCCTGTTGCCCACAGGAATCCCCATGCACGCCCCCATCCTGCCCCCTCACCATGAACGCCCCACCCGCGCCCTGTTGCGCTACTTCGGCGGCAAATGGGCCATCGCCCCCTGGGTGCTGTCCCACTTCCCACCCCACCGCATCTATGTCGAACCTTTCGGCGGTGCCGCCTCCGTCCTGCTGCGCAAACCGCGCAGCAGGATTGAGGTCTACAACGATCTCGACCAGGAAATCGTCAGCCTCTTCCAGACCGTCCAGGCCCCCGGACAATGTCAGGCCCTGATGCGCCGCCTGCGCCGGACCCCCTACAGCCGCCGCATCTTCGAGACCGCCTTCCAGCACAGTGAGCACCCTGTCATTCGCGCCCAGCGCGCCATCACCCGCGCCTACCAAGCCTTCCACCACGAAGCCCTGTTCAACCCGAAAAAGACCACCTTCGCCGACGCCAAACACCGCAACGCCACCCACTGCAAAGCCCGCGAATGGGCCAGTTACCCCAGAACCCTCGCCACCATCACCCGCCGCCTGCAAGGCGTCATCCTCGAATGCAGACCGGCCCAACAGGTCATCCGCGCCCAGGACACCCCCGATACCCTGTTTTTCGTTGACCCGCCCTATATGCCCTCCACCCGCACCAAATCCGGCTACCGCCACGAAATGACCGAACCCGAACACATCGCCCTGCTGGAACAACTGCGCGCGGTTCAGGGCATGGTTGTTCTCGCAGGCTACCCCTCCGACCTATATGACACCAAGCTGCACGACTGGCACCGCGTCGAACGTTCACATCACGCTGCAGGAAGTCACCGGCCCAGAATCGAAGTGCTGTGGCTCTCTCCCAATGTCATGGCAAAAAAGGCTCCAAAGGAGGCAGAAAAGACTTGATGTGTTCGCCAGACAGAGCGTTACTGCTGCTGTCACCAACAACACCCGGAGCACATCATGACCACACCCATCGAACAAACCCTGACCGATTACCTCGGCGGCGCTTTCATCCACAACCACCCCGACAATCTGGCCCTGTTGCGCGACTACCCCCACTGGCAGCGCATGGCGCAACTACGACTCGATCAACGCGCCACCCAGGTACTGAACGGCCTGCCCGACGAAGAACTGCGCGCCATCGCCCAAGGCGAGGTCAACATCAACGAACTGGCCCGCCACTGGAACGCCTGAACACCATCCAGACCCACCCAAGAAGAACGCCACCCCAAGGTGGCGTTCTTGCGTCCGGCGTCATTCGCCAACATTCATCGCGGTACAATTTCGGTAATTCCTTTACACCTGTTGCAACAGATCAGAAAAGCAAATATCTCAAATTTTGAGCTTTAAATATCGCGCGGCGCTTCAACTACCACCCCTTTACCGATGCCGACCGCCACAACTACGCCTCGGATAATTACCTGCGTACCCCGCAGGAACGCAAATCGGTGTTTTTCCAGGGGCGTTATGACCTGAATGACCGGATTGCCATCCGCAGTGATGCACTGTACAACCAACGCACCTCGGCGCAACAACTGGCTGGATTCCCATTGCGCGCAGGCCCCCTTTTCCTCCTCGGTCAAGGTCTCCTCCCCGAAAGTTATTACAATCCAACTGCCAGCGAACTGACCTGGAGCAAGCGTCTGGTTGAACAGGAACGCTTCTACGAGCAGGATGTCAAGACCTTCCATTGGTATGGCGGGCTTGAAGGCAGCTTTGATCTCGCCGGGCGGTTCTTCAACTGGGATGCAGGCTTCAATTACAACCTGACCGACCAAACCGACACCAATATTGGCGATGCCAACATGGGCAATGTATATCTGGCGACTGGCGCGTCGTTTATGGATACCGACGGTGTCGTCAAATGTGGAACACCGGGCGATGTAATTGAAGGCTGCGTACCGTTCAACCCGTTTGTCGGCCCGGGCGGCGTCCCCCAGGAGCAGCTCGATTACACCCTGTTCACCGCCAAGGACACCTTCCAGAGCAGGAGCCGCAGCTTTACCGCCAATCTTTCCGGTGAAATCGTGGAACTGTCCGGCGGCATGCTGGCCTTCGCCGCCGGGCTGGAACACCGCAAGAAATCAGGTTACGACAACCCGGATGCATTTGTTTCAGCAGGATTGACTTCCGGCAATGCCCGCCAGCCCACTACAG